TTAAATCTCCGTTATCACGGAGCCAAGAATCAATAGATTCCTCTGTGGCATCCTCTACATCTTTCAAAATAAGGCGTGCAGCCTTAGCGTTTACTCCTTTTTTAGCCAGGACTTCGGAGACAGTTTGTTGCCGTTTTTCCTTGACGAATCCTTCAAGTTGTTCGGTCAGTTCCTTGATACGCTTCTCATCAGCACGTTTGGCTTTTCTTAGTCTTTTGACTAAAGCATCGCCATCTAGTTGATGTTCAGGTACTTCTACCTCGTCGTCTTCTTCATCCCAGTAGTTGTTGCTCATAGCAACCACCCTTTCTATTCGTTGTTAGTCGCAAGCCACAGTTCTGCTCAGGGGAGGGCAGGCTGGCTCTTGCTACCAGTCTTATACACTGCACGGGGCTGGTCGGTCCGTGTCAGGAATCTAGTATGTACCGCCTGTTTGTTTTCCTAATGAACCTCTGCCTACACCAGACTGTCCACCAAACTCGGCTATTTCTCTTTCAATAAGTGCTATACGTTTACGTTTCGCTGAGGCTAACTTAGTAAATTCTTCATCCTCTGCTTGAGTCTGGCGGTAACCAGGCAATGTTGTTCCATAAATATCAGACAACTTTTCAGCAGTAGGAAGAATATCCGCAATAGTTGCGTAACCTTTTTGAGCCATTTGTTTAGTAACACCTTTGCCAACAAGTTCTTCTGCATATTGTTTTCCAGGGGTTAAGCCTTGCATTCTGGCTGCTGCTGTTACTTCTGCTGTTTGAACTTGACGCATTAATTTAGGTTCTTCATTTTTAGGGTCTAACATATAAGCAACTAAATCAGTATCATTAATGTTAGGATAATATGTACGTAAAGTTTCTAATATCATAGGGTCTGCAAATTTAACTCGGTCAACAGCAAGACTTATACGACTAGCCACTTCATCAACAGAAGTATTGTTCTCAAGAAATTGAGTTACATAATCATCGTTATCAAATTGTTTTAACCCATAAGACTTAAGCACTTGCCGATATTTGTCTTCCAAACCAATATAAGTTGCAGGGTCAAGTACGGCTAAACCCTTTTTAATACGTTCTTTATTAGCACGAAAACGTTGTTGATATTCTTCTGTTTCTTGCAACTGTAAAGTAATAGTAGATTCACCAGCACCACCAATAGCCAACTCTTTTATTTTAGGAACTAGGCTAGCCAAACCATATCTACTAAAACGGTCTGTTAAAACAGCAATAGCACTTTCAGCCTTTTCTTTTTTGGCTGCTGCAACTTCTGCTGCTTTATCCATTGCAGCCTGTTGATTACTTGCAGACAAAGATGTTATTTGGCTTTGTAAAGATTGAATTAAAGCCATTGTTGCTGGGTCCGTAGATGTATTTATTCCTTGACTATTAGTGCCACTAGGTCGGTCTGCTCCGTAGACGCCCTTGGCACCTCCAGGACTACCAGTGTAACCAGGAAGACCGTAAGATAGTGCATCTCTTGCCTGTTCCCGTCTTTTAAAAGACGAGTCATTTTCAAAGATAGATATAAGTTGTTTGGTTGCATTACCTTGCTGAGGGTCTCCAGGATTGGAAGATATTTTAGCAAGTGCAAGTATGTCTGGTATGTCAATAACACGAGAACCCTGAACATACTCTGTGAAGGCTACCCCTGCAGGATAACCCATCGTAGCATTTATACCAAACCTACTAGCAGTTATGTTTTCTTTGTTTACACCGCCGACATTTGCAATAATTTCTTCATCGGAAAGGTTAATTAAATAGTTGGCATATTTTTCTGGTGACATACTGTCAGCGCTTGCAATATATGCGAAGCCAGGAATAGTTAAGTTACCTTTTTTTGCAAGATAATCTCTTCCACTTTTTCTAACTAATTCAGCATATCTCTTTTCTGCTTCAGCATCGCGGACAAATTTTTCACCTGCTATTCCTCTTGCTTCTCTTAAACCAAGAGTAGCAAGTGGACCCGTAATATCAATTACATTTTCAATTGTTTGAGCCTGAATTTGCTCTGCGGATAATTCTTGCCCATCTCTATAAAATTTGTTATTAATAAAACCTTGTGCAGGTATTCCGTCTTTGAAAAGTCGCTCAATAACATCGCCTGGTTTATTTCCATAGTATGCAACATCGGTATCAACAACTGCTCTACCGCTATAACGATTTATTGGAACTAAAGTTAAGCCAGTGCTTCTAGGTCTTTCGGCTTTTACCACTTCGCCATAGTGTACTGGTAAGTTTGGATTAAACTTTATATCTGCCATTTATGCTAGCCCCATATCTCTAAGTACTTTAAGGCCAAGATTGTCATAAGTATCCCTAGCATTTTTAGTATAGTTCCATTCATCTTTACTTTTAATAATTTTTTCAGCCTGCCATAATGGCACTATTTCTGGTGCTTGAGTTTTAGGGTTAAGATATCCAACTAATTCTTTGAAGACTGGATTATCATTTGTGACAGTATCCACATCTACTTCTAGTAGATTAGCAATAGTCTGTCGTAGCGCCGATGTCTGTAATGAAAATGAACGACCAGCCTGTATACCATTACCGTAGGCTGGAAAAGCAGATATAGCAAAACCTTTTAGTTCTTCTTTAATAGTTTCATCAGTTAATGAACCGTCTAATAGTCCCATAGATATTTTATCCCAATAAGACTTAGGAAGAATTTTGTTTACGCCTTGGTCATCTGCATAATCTTTAAGGGCATTAACAGTACCTAAAGCACTGCCACCAATTTTACTACCCATTTTGCCAGAGTTAAGGATAGCAATTTCTAATTGAGTATCAGTATGTCCTTTAAGAAAAGAATCTTCCAGTAAAGCCTCAATTTGTGGATTCCACATAAAGCCTTTGGCTATTAATCTTTTCTTTTGCTCTGCCTTAAAAGCATCAAATTCTTGAGCATAAACTCCAGGTTGGGTAGCCTTTTTTCCCTGACGGGTTTGAGCAGTAGTTGTTAAGTTTTTAAAGTAATTAGAATTAAAATAATCTAATCTTGCTTTAGCAATATTACCTTTAGCAAAATCATCAAAGATAGATTGTAGTTCAGGAAAGGCTTTAATTAAAACCTCAGTAATACCAAGGGCTAGTGCCGCTGCATCGCCTGCTGTTTTTGCTGCTGCTGCTGCTGCATCTGCCTTGGCCTTTGCTTCGGCTGCTGCTTTAATTCTTGCTCGTTCTAGTTCATCTGGTGTAGGTGCCATTATGCTATTGGTGCTCCTAATCCATCGAGAAATGCTAAGAAGTCAAAACTTGTTTTCATATCTGTAGCCCCAGGAAGTTCTTTTTTAATTAATTCTGGTATTTCTGCTCGTACTTGTGCTTCACTAAATGGTTTAGTCGTTTTACGAACAGTAACTCCACCTTCTTTTTTAAGGGTAGTTAAAGTACCTTCTTTAATTTGGTTCATATACATATCTGTTTTTTGTTGTATAAAAGCATCTGCTTCGTCAGGAGACATATCTGTTGTGTCAGAATAAGAATCTCTAACAATAGCCTCGACTACATTACGGTCCATCATATTGATGTCACGAAGTGGATATTGGCTACCATCTTTATCTTTACTAACGGCACCTAAACCACTTAGCCAATTTTTAAACGGACTAAATTTTGTTTTGCCGTCAATAGTATAAGACTGTACTTGAGTTAATGTATGGTTTCTAGCAGCATTTAAAATAGCCTGATTAAAAGATGTTTCATTTTTAGTCGTATAATCATTTTCAGAAAGAAAATCCTTGTCAAATAACTGTTTACGTAATACTTCAAGATTTCCTTTAAAATTGGTCTTTATAGTTTTAATAACGTCTGAACCGTATTTTTTTCTAAACCCAATTCCATCTGGGTCAACCCAAAAAAATACTTCATTTCTTTGACCTGTTGGTTTTCCTTTTTTATCAAGAACCTCTTCATATAAAACAAGGTTGCTATTTTGGTCTGTGCCAACCGTTAACAAACCATTGTCTTGACCTATATCACCGAGTATGCGTTTAAGGTCTGCTATATGCTGGGCTTCTAATTCACGGCGTTTCTTTGTTGCAGCAGCGGCAGCGGCACTTTCTTTTTCGCCGCGATTTTTTGCTGTATCTGGAGACTTATCTACCACGGACATACGCCCTTTCTATAGAAGCACCCATTACATCACGGGAATACTTGTTTAACATAGGAACAAATATTAGACGGGTTGCTTCTTTAACTGATGGGTCAAAGGCTAACTCTCCAAGAATTGCCATAACTTCTTCCTTCATACGTTTACGGTCATCCGAAAATGTATACAACTGTCCATAGGCTGGGTTAGTTGAATAATCAACAAAACCTTGAACTTCATTAATTGCAAGACGCATAGCAATTCTAGTATTTTTTGAGATAGGTGATGTTTTATCATCTATAGCACCTTTAATATCTCTAAACATAGTCTTTAAATCACGACCAGATATATTGTCATCTAATGAATCTTCTAACTCTGGATTAGAAAGTAACAATGCTTGCTGTTCAGCATCAGCCAAAGCAATTAAACTCTGCCGTTGTTGATAGTCAGTAGCATTGGCTAACTTTTCTGTTAGTGCATCATTGATTGCATAATACTTTTCTTTGTCTCTGGCTATCTGAACTTTGTTTAAATACTCAGCAAAGTCAGCACGTTTAATTAATCCATGAGATTCCATCCAGCCATAAATATCTGGATTGTATTCTCCTACTTTAGGCGAAAATATAAAACCAATCCCAGACTCACTGTAGTTATCTATAAAGCGTTTGTTATCTATAGACCATTGTTTTAGTTCATCGGTCTTTGCTATAACTGCCTTAAAGGCTTTGTTCGTTTTAGGTATTGTATAAACAGCCTTACCTGGATTATCGCCAATAAACATAGCAATTGCTAACTCAAATGGATTTGTTACTTCAGGACTTGTTTTTATTACACCTTCATAAATGTCCCAAAAAGCACTGCTCCAAGTACTAATACCATTTTCTTTAATAAAGTCTGGTAAACCTTTGCTATCTTTAAGACTTGGATAGGCTGGATTTAACATACCTATCATTGCTTGGGCAAGAGTTACATTGCCAGCAGCAGTCTTTAAATTTTGCAAGTACTGTCTTTTTTCTTTGCTATCAGCATTTTCTGGTACACCATTGCCAAATGCTTCTAAATAAGATATACCCTGAAATACAGCATTGCCTTTATTTTTATTAAGGTCTGCTGGAGACAAAGCATCCCAGGCAGAAACAGCCATCATTGGAAAAGCCATTCTTAGTGCTTCGCCAATATCAGTATTTTGACCAATGTGACCCATAGCAAACTTATCTAAATAATCGGCTGCTTCGTTAGTCCAAGGATAAATTTTATCTTCCCAATTTGCTGGCAATAAAGCACTTACAACTGGTAAATCACGAAGGAACCGTTTAGAAGCGGTAATGCTTAACCCTGCTATTGGACCAGCAAAGGCTGGTTGCCCAGCATCAGGAGCAAAAGATGGATTAATTAATCGAAACTTAAATGCAAACTCATTAAAAGAACCAACTTTGTAATCAATATTAAATGCGCTAAGTGTTTTTTGAATAGCGGTATTCATAACAATATCTGTAGGCATTGTTAAGTACTCATCGCCATTCTCATCTTCATATACAGAGCCCATATTTTCTAGACCATAGTGCAAAAGACGTAAACGCATTAGCGCTTTTGGTGTTTCTTTTGTATATAGACGATAAACACGGCGTTGAAAATCTTCAGTAGCACGGAAAAATCGGCTTACATATCGAATAGATAAAGCAAAGTTAGAGCGGATATTAGGATTATCAACAAACTCTAGTACAGAATCAGTAGCCATATTAACCGCAATGTTACTTACAGTTTTTTCTGCCATCTCATCAGCCCTTTCTCTAGCCTTTTCAGGCTTCATAAAAGGCTTAGCCTCTAGCATTGCATTATAATGACGGTCAGATAACATCTTCTCATAAGGCTTTAAATCGTCAAAGGCTTTGTTAATAGCCACACGCATTGCTGGTAAACGGAAAAAACCTGTTACTTGACGGTCCATCATTTCAAGAACCATATCTGGAAATTTTGCATACATTTTTTCAAGAGTACCTAAGTCTTCTTTAAGGTTATCTAAGTCAACAACTTTTCCATTTCCTACTAAACGAGTATTTATATAGCCAGAAAAGGGACGCTTACCTACAGTAGCCTCATCAAATTCTTTCCAAGTTAAATTATTAGCAGCACGAGACCAAGCATTAGCAACTGGCTTCTTTTGACGGCTAGCCGCTTTAATAACCTCTGCATATTTCTTTTGCATCAATTGGAATAAGTCTTCGTTAAACCCATCTGCGCTGCCGTGGAAAGCAAATCGCATATCATTCAATATACGTTCTGCATAAATACGTGCTATTTCTGGGTCTGATACATTTTGCTGACGGAAATATACAGTTTCGCCAAAGTTGGATAGGGCTGCTTGTAGTTTTTTAGCATCCAATATGTCGTACATAGCAGTTGCTTCATTATAGGTTGCACCCATTTGCTCCATAAGTTCAGTTCGTGCGCTAGAAAAATTACTACTTGGCTTCATAGAGCCAAAGAAGTCATCATTCTTTAAACCATTATTTTTATAGAATACACTTACTGGGTCAAGATAATCATTGCCAATTAATTTAATTTGATTAAAACCAAAACGAATAGCAAAGTTGTCCCACATAGAAATACCAAGTTCTAGTTCACTCATCTTTTTTATCTCTTTAGGAGTATAAAGTCCTGAGCGTTCTAACCCTAGTTCTTTAATAAATAAAGTTAATTGGTCTACATTAAAAACAGAGTCAAAGAAATCTCTATCCATCCTGCCAGCAATTAAATCACGAGCACCCATAGATGCTGTCATAGCCTCTGCAAAGTTAGGGTTGTTACGCAATACGCGTTTCCAGTTCTTCCATTCTGGGCTATCTACTTTAAGTATTTGTTCCACTCGGGTAATAATTGCTTCTTTAATAAATGCTGGCTGTATCTCTGACATAGGAACCTCATACCCAACATCTTTAGATATACGAGCCCTAAGTTCTTCTAGAACATTAGCAAGTTGTGGCTGCGTTAAAATTTGTCTTGGGTCTATTGGTCGACCATCTACTTTAATACCAGCCTTGTTTGCAAGGTAATACATAGACCCTTTCCAAGGGCCAATAGCATCGCTGCTACCAGTAACAGCCTGCATACCTTTAATGTCTTTTTGAAATTTACTAGCAACAAAATCAAGTATGTCAGTAAGCGGTTTTGTCATCAAGTAAAAGAAACCTTCGTCAACATTAGTTCTAATACCCAAACGCGGGGCTAATGTATAGGCTGCCCAGTTAGTATTATAAATACCAACAGCACGGCTTCTTGTCGCTCCGTTAAACAATAAAAGAAAATTTCTTACTGGAGTACCTTTTTGCATCTTATCCAAATTGGCCTTAGATGATAATTGGTAAATTAAATCAAATGGTAATTGTTTAATACCTTTACGTAATTGCGATGGTTCAATAGCGCCAGTAGCAGCAAGTGTAGGCGTACCATTCATAAAGTTAACTGCCATTGGATGCATTTGAGATGCAACGTTGGCCGCAAGCGGCATATCTATGACAGGAGTAAAACCAGCCTGACCATTGTATGTATCTTGAAGAATTTTTTGAATATCTTCTTCTGGAACATTTAGTCTTTTCATAAATGCATATTGCATATTACGGACAGCCGTTAATTGAATATCTAAAGGTTGGTCTAAAAGCATTATAGTTACAGCATTAGCAATATTTTTAGGTAAAACTAAATTAGCAGTATTGCGAATATTGTCTGCAGTCTCAATGGCGTTCTCGCCAAACTTAATGGGTCCAGGAATTCTACTGGCAGAAGTTCCTAGTTTTAAAGCAATCCTACGTGCTTTACCAACATCTGCTTGTAACTCAAACAAATCATTAATTGCAGGATTAAGAAGATTATTTTCTTCATCAGCAACCTTTGTAATAATAGATAAAGCCCTTGCTGCTTCTGCATCGCCTTTTTCTAAAATTGCTTTAGTGGTTATATCAATTTCACTAGAAGGATTAAAAACCGCATAGGCTACGCGGTGCATAGCAGAGGTAAGAGTTCTGCTTTTACGGGCATAAGGTATGCCATTACGGCGAAATGAAATACCATTAACTCTGCCGTTAAGCATAAGGTTAGCGTCATCTACGTGAGTAAAAAACTTTTGAGCGCTTTTAGCATCAAACGTTTTATTATCAACCAAAGTCTTTATAACTTTATCTTCATACCAATCTGGAAAATCAAATTTCATAGACTCAATAATTGAGGCTTTAGCAGAAGGAGAGTCAGTTTCAGATAAAGACTTTAACCGTGGTCCTAATTGGTTATCCCAAAGAGTTTTAATTTCTGGTTCATTAAATAACCACGCATACCCTTCCTCTACACCTTTGCGCTCAGATACAAATTTAAACTGCTCAGCAAGACGTTGACCTCTAGTCTTTAAGGCTGATTGTTGAAATGCTTCACGAACTCCAACGCGAATACCACCAACACCTTTAGCAAGAGTTTTTGCTACTCCTCCAAGACCAAAACCATAATAAGTTATAGGGTCTATAAAAATAGTATAAAAAGCATCTATGGCGCCAGAGTATCTTTTCTTAACTTTTAATTCTTCTTCTTTCAAGAGTAATTTACCACGCTTACTATCAGGCGATATATCTGGAGGTAAAATAATTCTTGGCTGTGTACCAAGTAATCTTTGTGCTACGCCTTGCCAGTAATTACCTTCAACTACTTTGCCAATTGAGCCGTATGGTTCAATTGCATCACGGCCTGGAGAAATTTGAGCATCAATTTTTAAACCATCTTTAATAACATTAAATTCTTGTTCTTTATCAAACATAAATACAACAGCAGCCATAATTTCTGGGTCTTCAGAGTTACCAAATAACTCAATAGACTCACCAACAGTTCTTCCTTCAGCAATACCTCTAGCCAAAGTAGTAAGCGCTACGCCGTAGCGTTGCTCATACATATCTACTTTGTCCCACTTCCAATTATTCTTGCCATCATAAATATCTTTTATGATGCCAGGATTAAAATCTGGACGTTTAACTACTGGTAAATTTAATTGTCTTGCTTTATCTGCTTCTTGAGTCTGACGTGCTAAGGAATAAGGAGTTTTAGTTGTTTTTTCCCATTGCTCTAGTTTGTCAAGCGCAGCCATAATTGGACTTGTTACTAATTTTAATGGAGAAAAAAATCCTGCAACAGTCATATCAACAAATTCTCTTATTGCGCTTTTTTCAGGGTCAAACACTTTTTGGTTAGGAAAAAATAAACGTATGTTTTCTTGAACTTTTGGGTCTAAATCTAAAAATTTCACACGAGCAGCAGACTCACTTAACTTTAATAAGTTTTCACCTTTTTTATATTGCTTACTCATTTGGTTTAAAAACTTAGCCGATTGCGACGATAGTCCAGCATTACGTGCAGCCTTATAAAGATTAGGGCTAAGTTCGGCTACAGAAGGGTCAATTATTTCTGGCACTATCCAATACCTTTTTCAAGCATAGATTGAAAAATTAATTCGGTTTCACCGCTAGGGTCATTTTGTGCAATTTGTCTTAATACACTAAGAACTGTTGGTTGTGTATTTTTTGGAAGATTAAGAATATTTGAACCAGGTCCAGGGCCAAAGTCTGCACCTGCAGTAATAGGTTCATTAGGACGATTTGTTGGAGCAGTTAAAGATGTAATTGGACTATTAAAAATTTCAGGTGTTCCAGCCATAGGAGCAGCAGTTTGTTGATTATAAGTAGCCTGACCTTCACCATATGGCATTCCAGAGATATAACGTGCTGGCTGTTGAGAAACATTTAGGTCTGTTCTTTCAGACATAGAACCAATCCCAGAAACCTTTTCTGCAATATCTGCCACTAGTCCTCATCCTCTTCATCTAGATATTTCTTTAACTCTTCATCGGTAGGCGCTTTATACGCTACCCAACTTGGGTAAGAAGATTTTTCCATTACAAAACTTAACGCTAACTCGCTAGTAAATCCTGCCTTAAGTAAAGACTTGTAGTATTCATTAAGCCAGATGCAATACATTTCTAACTCTGTATATTCTTCATTTGCTACAGTACGCGGTTTACGTGTGCGCTGTGGTTTTTTTTTCCGCGGTGCCATAGTTACCTCCGTATAGCAGTTCTGGCGCTAGCGCTTGCTTCTCCTCCAGCGCTTAGGCTGGATAATAATGTTTGTAGTGAAGGTGGTTGAGGGGCGCCTCCCACTGGCGCAGCGGGAGCAGGGGACATTTGCTCAACCTGTGGTGCGCCAGCAGGAGGTAATTCTGGAGCGAAGACTTCTTCAACAGCGTCTTCAATTGGCACACCTTTCTGGCGTGATTTAATTACATCAGCAATTTTCTTAATAATTGTAGATGGGTCTGCGCCTTGAACAGCCATCTGCGGTATAGCCTGAGTATACGCTTGTAAAGATTGAACTAATGCTTTACGCATATTCTCTATCTCAATTTTTTCTTGTTCTTGTGTTACGTTAATACCAAATGGTAGTTCACGCATAGCAAGGTCGGTAGAAATTAAACCGCCACCGAGGGCTTGCAACATAAAGATAAGACCCTGTGCTGGGTTAAGTCCTGCCAACATTCCATAACGAACATCGGCTGAGTAATCTTTCTTAATATCTTTGCTTGGCTTGTAAGTGATTTGATATGGGCTACCAGCATCTACACCACGGATAGTCTTCTCATAATCAAAAAACTTCTCATCAACCTCAAAGCAAACAGAAATAACATCGCGTAACGCTGAAGCAAAAATAGCCTGAGCAGACTTAACCTGTGTGTCAAAGCCTCCCATAAGTGCCTGCACACCTTGTCCTGTGATGATGCTGGCATCAATGTTTCCAGTTCTTCCCTCTGGATAACGTGTCCCTAATCTTAATTCTTGCTGTAGTAAAGCCTGTTCAGTAAATGCTCCAGGTGGAATATTTAAATCAACACGGCGTACACCAGCAGGGTTAGCGGTGCGGATAACAGCATCGCCACCCATTTCAAGTTCATTGACATCTGATGGTAGAACAATTGGTGCTTGCACGGACTTCTCCGCTGCTTCCATCGCAAGTAATGCGAACCTATTACGAAGCAACTGAATACCGAGCACGTCATCAAACTGACCACGCATCTCATTATCAATAGATGGTCTCTTAGCAACAACAACCATCATCTTGCCAAGAGGATTCTTGGCGTGGGATAGTAATAGATTATTGCGCTCAGGGACATAAAGCACAGATTGACTTTCATCGTAATAACGAACAATCTCAATTTGTGCCGTCATATCAGACTTGTACATTTCTTTACCAAGTAAGATATTCGCATACTCAGGGAACTGTGAGGCAACTTCGCCTATAGCCATATAGTAGCGTTTTGCAAAGGCAATGCAGCGACCATAGCGGTCAAACTCTGGGTAAGCGCCCACTGGGTTTTCTATGCGGATACGCGGCAGCCCTGCTTCTTCGTCTAGTTCAACTATGAACGGAACGAAACCAAATGTTATGTATACATCGGCTCCTGTATACATCTGGACTTGCAAGTCCGAGTTAGCAAAATAATTAGTAGCAATACGAGTGCGGGTGTCAGCAAACTTACGAGCGCGGTCATTAGCCTGATTCGCTGCCGAACAGTTGACTGATGGTAAAGGCGCCATAACCTCGGAAAGGTCTCGCGCAACAATATCAATAAAATTTGCAACAACATTGGCATCTACGCCTTCAGGAAAAAAATCTGGATATACAGTTGCAATCTGACCTTTACGGACAGCAAGAACATCTTGTTGGCGCGAATCGCGCTCTGCAGCACGTTGGCGTAGATTCTCAACACGTGCTGAAATTTGCTCAATTGATAACATTGCTATCCTTAATTCATAGTTTCAGATTGTATTTGTTGTCGTTGTATTTCTGTTTCTTGTATTAATTGTCTCCATAGCAAAACAGCATCTAATGCTAAACCTACAGCACCAAATGCAGCCATTCCTTTGCCACCAACTATGGGTGGTTTAAAAGTAGAAACTGGTTTTTTTGTTTTTGGTTTTTTGCCAACAGTTTTTTCAAATTCTTTTATTCCTTCAAGTGCACGGCGGTCTGCTTCACTTTGTGTCACTGACTGCGCTAAAGGATTTACTTCTCCAGTATTAACATCACGCATCATTACTGCTTCTCTAATAGCAGCATCTCTATCTAATAAAGCATCTCTTATTGCTTGAGCAGCACGGTCAATAATTTTTTGTTCATCTCTAGTTATTCCACCTGCTTTAGGTGAATTAGGGTCACTTACATAAGTAGTGGTTTTTTCTCCACGTTCAACAATTAATGCATCTCTTAAAGATTCTTGAATTGTTTCTAACTCTATTCTTCTTCTAGTGCGTTCCATTGCAATTTCAATAGCCATCGGCAAAGATTTTGCTAATGATGGTTTAGAACCAGGTGCTCTAGTCATACCGCCAATGGTTCCACCACGAACGCCTTTTGCAATTTCTAAACGTTCTTGAGTTTTTTTAGAACCTTTTGCGCCAGTAGGTTTTACTTTTTTTTCTTCAATTGTTTCTAAATCAACAGGTTCTGCTGGCATATCTAAAGGTCTATCTACACCAGTTTTGTAAAACTTAAATAAATCACGAGCAGGGTCGCTCTTTGTAAATACTTCACCAGTAGGGCCTGCAGGAGTAGCACCTGGAATAGAAGAAGTAACTAAAGGTGGTCCGCCTTGAATGCCGCCAGGAACTAATGGTCGTGGCTGAGCAACATTTCCACCAGGAGCCTTAGGTAACTCCTTAATGACTTCTTTTAAATCTTTATTTAATGGATTCTTTTTTGCCATTTAATCCTACCCGTATGTTTGTTGCCATTGCTCGGCAATCATTTCATCTAGATTAACACTATAACGTTTTTGTGACTGTGCTCTTGTAGCCCAACGATTATGGGCATACCTTTGCACTACAGAGTTCTGTTGCATAAACTCACGACATCTAAGAACACCAAACCACATAGCCATCACGCAGTCAGTCTTACCTCTAGTTTCAGGCTTCCAAGTAAGTAGTTGTTGTACTAAAGCCTTAAGTCCCTCAGAACCTTCAGTAGAAGGGAGTTCGATAATATTGTTCTTTTGGTGTTTACCATTGGCGACAGTTCCGAAGAGCGTTGACATAGATGCGACACCAAAGTTTGTGTCCCATTTGTTTTTTCCAGTGAAGTGAGCATTGAGGCGAACGCCATAAGTTGCCAGCCATTGCTGTAAATCTGTATCGAGGGCGTAGGCTTTTTGGTGGGCGTTGATTTCAACTCTAAGTTCTTGCGGTTTGTATTTCTGGACAAAGTCTTCTATTGCCTGCCTAATCTTCTGTGGGTTTGGCTCTGCCATATTTAGGCAGTCCAATATATAAATCTTTCCATCCATCCTGTTGTAAGTCATAGCCACAAAAGCAGCGTGCCCTGCCATAGCAGGGTCAAAACCAACTACGGTATAACCTTCAACTTGCGTTGGATGTCCAGCAGCGCCAGGTCTTAACAGACCTCTCTTACGCATACCGTTAACAGAACCCTGAACCAACTCAGGCGGGAAAATAGAATCTTCAGTTATATCTTCTTGCTGATATACAAGAGCCCACGTAGACGGAGTAACTTCGCCTCTGCGCCGTGCAAGGGTCGGACCATCCCACTTAGGATATAATCCCTCCGCATCTGGGGTGTCCGCATCGCCATCCCAGGCAACATCCGATTTAGGCCAGAGCGTGGTCCAGTCTTTCGTCTTATCAGCATACTGTAAAACAGCAGGCATACCCATATACGTAAATGGGCTTTTGCCGCTTGACCAATGCTTCGGGTCACGGAGTTCTTTATAAAAGTCATTTGCCGCAATTCGGGTCCCTACCACCAGCAACTTACCATTCTTACCCAGACGGGTAATAACTTCTTTCTGTAGCCAGTTAATCTGCTTTTCGTGTTCGTGAGCATTGGCTGTGGTTATACAGTCATCAAGAATAATCAGGTCAGCACGGGCACCATAGATTTGACCCCCCATACCGAGTGCCTGAATAGTCGGGTCTTTTTCAGATGAATCACGAGCATCGTTACCCAGATAGACGGTATCAACACGCCAGGTATCAGAGTCTTCTTTCCATCCCCCTTCTGGTCCAAAAGTTGTCTGCAACTTCAACCAGCGCGGGTGGCTTAACCTTTGCTTTATCGCGTACACGAATTCCCGTGCTTTGACTAACGTCTTAGAAACTACGATGATTCTAACATTGGGGTTTAGCGCGATGCGGTAGGTAGAGTAATTCACCGTAATTACGGTGGACTTAGCGTGCTCAGGCGGCACGTTTACAAGGAGGCGATGTTTATCGCCAGGCTCGTAAATCATATTAGGGTGGAGCCAACTAGGGTCTTTACCCTCTAGTAGGTCAATCCAGTCCTGATGGTGAGGAAAGACCTTCTGGTCAAGAAACATCTCAGAGAACTGTGGGAAGGATACATCCTCACGGGCTACCCCTAGCGCTTTTAGGGAGTTCTCTTTAGCGCTTTCTTTGGCGTCAGCCAAATCCTGAGCAAACTTCTTATCCCTAGATATCCAGATACGGACAGTGTCTGGCTTTTTGCCCAACTGCTCCATAGCCCTATGTACAGGCATACCCTCAGATACAAGGGCTAAGACTTTAGCCTTGGCCTCTGCCATAGCCTTTGTCCTAGGGTTATTACTAGTCTGAAAAGTCACAGTATTGTCCCATCTGCAATAGTCTGTACAGGCTGTCAGATACAGATAGAGATACAGTCTGTAACGCAAGCCCTCAAGGCTTGCTACTACCAGTGGGCACTTTGTGCCCCTATATAGTATTAACCCGTTCAAACAGCCATTCCGAACGGTTTATAACGAAATTGTTATACAGATAACAGTCTAATCAGGACAAAATAGGACAGAACAGGGGCACAGGCTCTGTACGGAAAAATCTTTTATAGAGTAACAATACTTAAGTCTGCGCCGATTTAAATAGTCTAGGGTCTGAACTATACAGAACAGAACAAGACAAGTAGGCAGGCTGTCCTGTATCAGCAGGTGCCTGGCAGGATACTATCTCTGGCTCAGTCAGGTGCGCTGACCTCGCCCTATAAATACATCTGTCGCTGGCTGATTAATAACGGAATCGCTGGCTGTAAGTATCAGGGGCATCAAGTCAGGAAAAGCATCTGACTTGACACCCCTGATTATGAGGGAAGTATATATAAGAGATACTTATATATGGAAAGGAACCTATGTCAGAATCGCTAGGTATAGCCATAACCAATATATGCTATCAGTGCTATAGCCTTAACGAACTCTGCCCTGACTGCCTTGACGCCAAGGATTGTCGGGATATCTATTCAGCCCATCAGATAGTTGATGAGAACTACGACTATCTGATTTCCACCTTCAAAGGCACTGTTCTCAATCAGGTGCCTAACCATGCTGTTGCTAGCGGTGGCAGTATGGCTGAGCCTAGACCACTCTCATCACCTAGTGATGAGCCTACCGCTCACGATTGGGTTGGAGCAGTCACCAAACTGACCCGACCATACAGAACAGTTGACGGAACTATAGTTGACGAACGCTATGAGTTCCTTCCTCCTATCAGTAATCTGATAGACAGGATTCCCAATGACCTAGAAACTTCAGTCACTGTTCTTGACTATGAAGTGGCTTGCCCATCTTGCCACCTCTACTACAACGGCAAATCACTGGACAACTGTCCAATTTGCTACTAAGTCCGAACGGCGAGCCCTGTCGCAAGCGACAGGGGCTTCGCCCACAAATAACTAAGGAGAATAAAATGGAGTACGCAAACAAGTTCAGTTTCAACAATGCACTGCTTAAGTCAATCAATGACCGTGGTAATTTCCTCACAGGTCAAGTTCAGTCACGCCAGACCGAACGCACACCTGATGGCAATATCCGTTCACGCTTTATCGCATCACGCCAAGTGACCATCTATGACCCAGCACTTGTCACACTACTACGCCAAGCCATCACTGAGACACCAGAAGTCCCAGTCAATTGCTCAGGCTATATGACCACCACAGTCCGTGAGGACAAAGGACAGACGAGATGGTACGACAACCAAATTGTCACAGAGTTAGAACTAATCTAACCATCCAAACAACAGAGCAGAGGCTTCGGTCTCTGCTCTGTTTTGGCGGAGCCCAAGGTTCCCAAGACAGACCAATGCGAGTCAATCAATTTTATACAGGAGGCTACTATGTATTTAGATAATATGACAACACTGGCAATCATCATAGCGCTGGTATCTACAATGACTATGACAGGTATTGCTGTATACAAAGCCCATCAATGGGAGCAGGCATACCACGATATATACAGAGTATTAAAAATGGAAAGGGCAAACAGATAATGAAATGCTGGAGTTGTGCCCGTCAAATAACAGGAGATAGCCAAGACCTAAGAGGCTTTTATAAATGCGAAAGTTGCGGATGGATATCTTCATATAGATACGAATCACCAATACAAAGTTTAGATATTCTAAAAGTAGAAAGAGAACTATTACAATGATGACCGTATATGCTACAAGGCGTTGCGCTGTATGCCATAAGACAGGAACTATTATGGTAGATGAACAGGAATTGCTACACTATCTGCGTGGCAATTATGTTCAGGATTCTTTCAAGTCTATGTCAGCACCACTGCGTGAACAGGTAATAACTGGCACGCATCCTGAATGCTGGCAACAAATGTTCGGACAAGAACTAGAGGAGACTATCAATGACTAACCTAGAAGCAGAATGTTTCAAGTGTGGCACCGCTATATGGGTGCCCAACTATGAGTATGTATCAGACAGGAACTTCTGTTACCCGTGCGCTAGTAGTTATATGGGACACACAAGAGGCGTCAGCCTTGAAGAACTAGATAAGTTACAAGTAGATACGGAGATAGAAAATGCGTGATGAAAATATACTGTTAAACCTATATGAGATAGGACAATGGTTAGATAAACTAGGCCAAGAAATACACGCTCTAAACCTAATAATAACTGACCTTATAGCAACAGTTCCAGTATCAGTGGAAGCGTGGGATAAAGTAGGAGACAGCATATGGAAGTAGAACAAGGGTTGTTACCATCACAGATGAAAGCCCAAGCCATATTACTTAGAGAGTTTTATGGTTTTGGCAAGAACGAAATGGTTGTACATCTAAGACAGTTAGTAACAGAATGTGATGAACTTGATGCTAACTCAAGGTTGATAGTGTTTAATCTAATCAGAAAAGCACAGGAGATATGCCGTAGCACAAAGGAGATACAGAGTGTATGAAGTTATCTTTCCACACATCACAACAGGAATCACCTGGCTATACCTCATTGGCATTGGGTATTGCATATACAGATGGAGTACTAGATGAAGAACAAGTTAGCCGCGCTATTCAGTTGGGCATTGACAGTATCGTATGCAATCTTTCCGACTCAGTCACACGCAATGCAAGCAGCAGAACAGTTCTTAGACAAAGACGAGTCGCCCAAGAATGTGCAGAAAGAAATCATATGGACCAAGTCATTGAGCAAATCCTATGCGAAGGCGTTGATGTCAGCACAGTATGAACAATGGGATACCAAATCAGAATTCCGTGCGTTGTCAAAACTATGGGGTAAAGAATCAGCGTGGGACCACACAGCAGATAACCCTAAGTCATCAGCGTATGGGATACCGCAGTTGCTAAAGATGAAACCAGAAACGCCTGCGCCCGAGCAGATTGCTCGGGGCTTGGCGTACATAGAACATAGGTACGGCAAACCATCAGTAGCGTGGGCGCACTGGCGCAAGCACGGCTGGTACTAAACAAAGGAGACAGTATGGCAAGGCAAAGTAAAGCAATCAATGTCAAAGTGCCAAGAACAAAAGTTGTTAAGGCTCTTGAACAAGCATTGGTTAAGTTAGAAACTGATTATAAGAATCAAGATGCAGAGCAAAAAAAGTATGATGTTACCTATAAAAAATGGGAGCAACGAGTTATTAAACTAGCAGTAGCAAGGTTTAGTAAAGCAATAAACTTAAAAGTCAATAGCCGTTATAACGGTAGCGTAAACGTTGACTTTGATATACCTGCTGGCGAAATCAATCTACCTGAAGAACCTTCGCGTCAGTTTAATTCTATTCCTGAATGGCAATACAAAGATAGCAAAGAGGAAATAGAAAACGCTATTCGTGTTCTTAAAATGTGTGAAGACGAATACATTAATACAGGAACATACGGCAACATAAGCAAGTACCTATAAAGGAGACAGCAATGATAATCAAACATGTAATAGAACTAGAGACAGTAATCAATGAAGAAGTAAATGAACTAAGTGTCTACAAAATCAAAGGTATGCCAGAGGCAACTCGTCAAGAGTTCTTTACTGAAGCAGCAAAAGAAATGATAGGCGCGGCATTAGTAAAAATGAATGAAGGAAATACTTGGGCAATACTCAGAGTAGCAGAGGAACAATCTGTATGACCACAGAGGTAGTTAACAGGCCGCAGATAGCGGCAAAGAACGAATCAGCCTGGACTAAATCTGGTGTGGCAGTGACAGCCACATCAGCCAGTGATGTAGCCAGACAAGCAGGACTTGACTGGTCGGTATCACTGCATCCAGTCACAACTCTTTACCAAATACCAGGCAAGGGATTGCCTATGCATATCCCTGTCAACAACAAGCAAGCAGTTGTTAAGACAACACCAACAGGTGAGGTAATACCATTAGGTATTGTCGGCAACAAGTACAAGCCGCTACAAAATGCTGAAGTATTCTCAGTGCTAGATACCCTGATTGATTCAGGAGATGCACGGTATGCAGCAGCAGGTGAGTATGCAGCAGGTGCCAAAGTATGGATGCTTATGCAGTTGCCTATTGAAATGGAAATCAAAGGTGACCCACACGCAGCATTCCTGCTAGCCAAAACTACACACGATGGTAGTGGCTCTGTTCTTATCCGCCCTATCATTGAACGGTTATTCTGTCACAATCAGATAAACAAAATCTATCGGGCTACTGATAAGAAGCGTACCTATATGCTACGTCATACAACTAACTCTAAGTTAGATGTCAATGATGTCCGTGGCATTCTTGATATTGCTTACACAACTATTGATGACTACACAGTTATGTCAGAAGCAATGCTTGAACGTCAGGTTACCCGCCAGCAAGCAGTGGATTACTTTAAGAAAGTATTCCCATTGCCTAGCAAGGTAGAAGATACACCTCTAGATTTACTATCTGCAGGTGAGAAGATGCAACGCACCAATGCTCTCAACCACAGAGCCAAAAGCCTAGATATATACGAGAACAGTCCTACTCAAGAGAACATCCGAGAGACTGCCTTCGGTCTATGGCAGGCAGTTATTGAGTATGCCGACCACGGCAAACCAGGTAAATCAAAGTCACTAGGCGTTAGAACAATGTCAGGTGGCAGTGATAGCCTAAAGATAAGAGCACAAGAACTAGCACTAGCATAAGGAGACAGCAATGGAAATTATCTATACAGATAAAGATGGAACAACAGTTAAGTTCACCGAAGAGATGGCTATCGCAGCCATCACTGAACGTGATGAACTACGCAAACAACTAAGTAACTGCCAAGTGGGTTTGGCTGAACGCTATGGAAAGATAGTAGATATAAGAGATAAGGTTCATCTGTTCTTTACTGAACGTAATGATGGCGATGACAATGATGATATAACCTGCACTGTAGAAGATGTCAACGAACTACTCAGAAGTATTGGCTCTGACGAACTCAAAACATTATGGACAGTAATAGGCACCATTGATTTTACAGTTAATAATATCTATGCATCCAATGAAGAAGAAGCAAATGACTATGTAATGAATGAGTTATCTGCTGAACTTGGTGGAGATGCTGAGTTATCTGACTGGTCAATTGATATCAAAAGCACAGAGCAAGATTAACTAATGCCCAAGATAGCAGACCACACTTATGTTGAGGCACTGCCATCTGGTAAATGTATGGCAGGTAGGCACAAAGAATGCGGGGGTATTGTGGTCATCGGTATCCGTGCATTAAGGAGACAGTGTGCTTGTCAATGCCATTCCATATCAGAGCAATCAGATACCCGTTCTATCTGATACACTCTGCCTACTGAGATGGGCTGGAGTTTGATTAGTCTCCTTTTCCAGCCCGTCTCTTTTACAAGGAGACAAGGGACATATGAAAATAGAAATAGAACGTGATAGGTACGGACGACCATTAATAATTCCTAAAGCAGGCGGCAAGCCAGTTGCTTATACAAGAGCAACTACAATTGCCAACAGTTTAGATGATGCCTCAGCACTGACAGCCTGGAAAATGCGTATGGCTGCGATAGGTTTAACAGTACGCAGTGATTTACTACTAGCCATCAGCGCAGCAGGCGATGACAAGATGGCTATTAACAAGTTGATAGAAGATGCTATGGAAGTAGCAGGCGCTAGCCGTGCAGCCAGTATCGGCACAGCACTACACGCAATAGCAGAGAAACTAGATTTGGGACAGTCACCTGGCCCAATACCAGACGAATGGGCAGGGGACATCCGAGCCTATGAACAAACAACAGGACATCTCAAGAAGTTCTTTATAGAACAGTTCTGCGTGTTGGATAAGTACAAGATTGCTGGTACTCCCGACAGGATAATTGAATATAAAGGTGAGAAGTTCATTGCAGATATAAAGACTGGTCGCATTGACCATCCCAATAACATTGCTATTCAGTTAGCAATTTACGCCAACGGCTCCCCGTATGACGTTGCTACGGGTCGCCGTGGTAGTTGGGGTGATATCAATAAAGAGAAAGCAGTTATCATCCACCTCCCAGCAGGAACTGGTCTATGCAAATTAGTTTGGATAGACATTAAAGAAGGCTGGAAGGGAGTACAATTCGCAATGAAAGTAAGAAAGTGGCGAGACAAAAAGGGTCTCGTTACTCCATTTGAAGAAGGAGATATCAGTGGCTAGCACTGAAGCACCAATCAGTATCACAGTAAAAACATCAGCAGGCTCACTAGTAACAGTCCGTGCAGAGCACGGAGATGAACTAGACCAGTTAGTAGCAACAGCATTAGATGCTATCAAGTCAGCAGTAACAGAACTTGAATCAGCCATCAAAGCAACAGCACCAGCAGTAATGGCACCAGCACAGGTAGCGGCAACTCTCGGCGCTTCTATCATTGACAGCCAGCCAGTAGCAGCACCAGTTGCTAACGGTGGTTGGGGCTCAGCACCATCAATCAATGGGCGTAATTGTCCACACGGAAAGATGACAGCAATTCAAGGGACAGGTAAAGATGGTTCCACCTATCGTGGTTACTTCTGCCCAGCACCGAAAGGTGCAATTGACAAGTGCAGAAATGCATATGTCAAAGCAGGCTCACCAGAATGGAATACATTTGTTGCTGAACAAGTCAAGTAATGAGAACACTTAAACGCAGTATCAACAAAGCAGAGGTAGGCGGAGAACCATTACCGCCTGCCTTTGCTGCATTTGAACGGGCAGGAATTATCCTGCGCCGTGCAGAAATTACAATGATTGCTGGCACTCCAGGTGCAGGTAAATCATCTATTGCACTGGCTATTGCAGCCAGAGCAAAAGTACCTACGCTGTACTTCAGCGCAGATACTAACGCTCACACTATGGCTATGAGATTACTTGCTATGTCTAGTCGCATTACACAGACAGCAGCAGAACAGATGCTAAAGCGTGAACCACAACAGGCAGAAGAAGTTCTTACCCTTAACAATCATTTGTTCTGGTCCTTTGAATCCACTCCCACTCTAAAAGATTTAGATGATGAGGTCAGTGCATTTGAAACAGTTTGGGGTAGAAGTCCTACGCTTATAGTTGTAGATAACCTAATGGATATTGCAATGGATGGACACGAAGAATTTCAAGGTATGCGTGCAGCAATGAAGGAGTTAAAGTATCTTGCAAGAGATACCAATTCCGCCGTGCTTGTTCTGCACCATACTAAGGAAGGCTTTGATGGCTATCCCTGTCAACCCCGTTCAGCAATACAAGGGTTAGTCAATCAGATACCAGCAATGGTATTAACTATCGGTCAGATGAAGCAGGGTGATGAGACCTATCTATGCGTAGCCCCAGTCAAGAACAGATACGGGCGAGCAGACCAGACAGGTAACAACTATGTCAGCCTAGCCTTCAACCCTGACAGTATGTATCTAGAAGATGTACAAATTAAATACGCACAGGAGACAATGTAATGGAAATTAAGATATGGGATTGTTCATTCAGCAAAGAAGATGTAGAAGTATCAATAGGTAAAGCACTAACAGATGGTGAATGGAACATAGTAGTTGATGAGTTGTATAACAACGATACTCTTTACAATACGGTTCAAGCACAAGTAACTAAGATTGCATTGGCAGCAATTGAGTAGTGCATCTAAGCGTAAAGGTAGCGGAGCAGAACGAGATGTAGTTGCTTGGCTTAAAGCCAACGGTTTTGTTTATGCAGACCGCAGATTAGCAGGTGCTACCCTTGATAAGGGTGATATCAGTGGCATACCAGGAGTAACAATAGAGATTAAGAACCACGCTAAGTTAGACCTTGCAGGCTGGACAGCAGAGTTAGAGG